AGGTTTGCCAGACACATCACCACTATTTTCCCCACCAATCATCTCAGTAAGCATACCCTTAATCTCATCTTTGGCATTGCTACCTCCGTTGTAACCCTTGGATAAAACATCATGAGTTCTTCTATAGAATGCTTTAATAGCATCTCTAGTTGGCTTATGAGTAATACCTTGGTCTTTCAACAAAGTTTCAATCCTATCTATGTTATACGAATTTGTTGCTGTATTATACATACCGTAGTCTGACCCACTAGCTGTACCTGATGCTATTGCTTGTGCTATCTTACCATCTTGAGATGTCCACTCTGTAAATACAGACTGAATACGATTAGCACCTTTCCATTGGGTGTATTCCGTTTCCCTTCTAGCCAGTTCAGAATACTGAACGCTTGCCTCTAAATACTGCATATGTTCTTTGTGGCTCTCTGGAGTCAGTTCCCCATCCTCCATTAGAATGTCATATTTTGTTCTTTCTATACTTAGAGCCTTTTTGTGTAAATTTTTTCCTGTCGTTTCGTTGACTGTGTCTTCAGTATTTTTTGCTCTCATTTTTGCTGTACGTGCTGTATTAAATTCTTCTACGATTTGCTCTACCTTAGATTCATCTATGTTATTACCTAGCATTCCAACCCTAGCTTGAATATGAAATAAGATTTGATCCTCATCTAAATCTCTGTAAGGTAGATCTGTTTTCTCATCCGTGTATTCAAACTTACCTTCTGAGATATCATCACCAAATTGTCGACCCATTAGTTTAGCCCGTGCCATGTAAGCTTCGGTAATAAACATATCTGTGGCAGCATGAAACTGGTCTTTATTCAAAGCTCCAATCTTATACCTGTCTTCTAATAGCTGTATACCTATATTTAGCTGTTTGGTGGGATCTATTGCTGCTTTTCTTCCAAACTCATCTAAATTTAGTTTATACCTCAACTGTAAATCAGCATCAGTTTCAGTAAACTGAGCAATATTTGCTTGTACTTCATAAGTACTAGCTTTCGTTAGTGAACGTGAAAGCATATCCAATCCAACTCTTTGTTCTTTTGGCGTTGCAGAAGGGTATATCTTATTATATTGGGAACCAAAGGCAGTAATACTGGTACGATATCTCTCTACTACGTCATTCTTTTGTTCATAGGTACGTGTTTCTGACATTTCACTAGCAAATATGGCATCATTTTCCTGCAAATCTCTTTCTAATAAATTGACCTTATATTGTTTATTGATGTTTTGGGTGACCTTAACAGCTTCAGCCACTGTAAAAGCCATGTTCGTTAGCTCATTAGTGACAGCCATCTCTGCTTTAGCATTCTCCTGCCCTATTTCATAAGGCATATAATCTACTTTCAAAGCTCCAACATTGTTACCAATCCGACTAGTGGTTGGTAGCAATACAGGTTCTTGAACAGATTTTCTTTGGTCTACTTCTAAACGTCTTCCTAATTTAGCCATAGTTTAGTACGATATTGGGTTGCTCATGCCAAGTTTTGGAGAAGGACTACTCATGCCTACACCAGCGCCAGAACCACCACCACCTGCAAATGCACCACCAGAAGCAAGACCACTAACACCGTCTGCTATACCACCTATTAGTGCTGCATTAGCTGCTTGTTGTGCTTGATAGGCTTTAGAAGCCCCTGCGTAGTAGTTCATGTTCCCTTGATTAATAATACTAGCTCTTTGAATATCTGAGTTATACTGCCCCATAAAAGCTTGTTGCATCATATTGTTGTAGTCTACCTTACCTTTGTATCGGGTCATTTCTGCTGCTTGTTCCGTCCTAGATACTGCTTGATATCCTCTTTGTTCTATGTTAGCTAAATTTAAAGCAGCAGCATTAGCATCAGCCATTGCTACTACAGCAGGACTACCTGACATCGTAACCCCAGAGTTACCCCACTTAGCTCTTTTCTCAGAGGTGAATATGTCGTACTGCCTCTCAGCCATAAAGAAATCAAATTCATTCTGGTCTTCTATTTGGGTTGCTTGCCTGTCTATTAAGTAAGCATTGTAAACAGACTGCTCTCCTACTATGTCGGCATTACGTTCATCAATCGCCCTAACAATACGACCACGATCCTGTTCCATCTGAGCGTTGATCTTTGATATCTGTGCGTTGTACTGTGCCGTAGCCATTGCAGACTTAGCGGAATTTTGCCCTGCTTTGTAACCACTTGCTCCTTTTGCTACTGAGGCTCCTGCCACAATTGCCATGGTAACTGGTTCCATTACTTCTCCTCCCAGATAGCGTACATACAATTATCCATTGTTCCACCACAATAGTTGTGCAAAGTGCCTTCGTATTTAAATCCTAGATATTTTACAAATCTATGTAACATCTCATAATCCTTTACAACTTGGGCTTGTACCCGTTTTAACTTATACTTTTCACGAACGTACTTCAAGTAGAACTTACATATCTTAATGTACGAAAATCTTAGAGATGGAATCTGTGGAGAACCTATAACCCAAACTTCTCCAACTCCCTCCCATAGTATGTTGATACCACCTATTAATAAAATCTTTCCATCTAAATAGCATGTGTAAGCTTCTATTGCTTCTCTTCCTATTGCATCAGCCCATTGTGTATCTGATAATTTAACGGCTGCTTTTACTGTGTCATCATGTGGTCTAACAACCAATTCCTTAAAATGGTCATGTTCGTAAGGAATGATCTGTATTCTACCACATTGTTTTAATGGTGGTTCAGTCTGATACATTAAGTTCGCCTGTTAATGATATTAACGTCATACCAAGCGGTTGCTCCTGTTTAATGGTTAAAGAAGAATCTGATTCTTTCCATCCTAAATTTGTGACATCATGCTGTCCTGTAAACGTAGGAGGGGCTGAATCCATAGGATCTCCACCAGAGCGAAGAATCAACTGCTTGTCATTTACGGAAATACCAGAGGTTTGATATAAGTTTAATATGATTCTACTCCAAGATTTCTTCTTACCAAAAGACGCACCATCTTTCTGGGGTACTTCTGGAGGAAGTGTTACAATCTCAGTTGTGTAAGGAAGACCAATGTATGCTGTAGAAACAGTCTCAGATATAGTTACAGAACCACCAGAGACTACTACACTTGGGTAGACTGCATTGTCTCCAACTATAGATACTGTTTGACCTTCTAAATGAGCTAACCCAGAAAAAGCACTAATCGGAGAACCTGAGTAAGTCAACCCAGAATCTACAAATATCTCTGGATCTAGGTATTCAATGTATCTTACTGTACCGCCATTAATCGTTCTCTTAACGCTCATCCATAATTCATCAGATAACCCATCCGCAGAAGGGATTACAGCAACACTTTCAACTTCCGTGCCTGTACCACCAACGGGATGTTGATGCCAAGCCACTACTTGTTGATCTCTTTGGTAAGTTAGTCCAATAAGAAGCCCATCAGAACGAACAGCCCATATAATTGAATCTGGTTCTTGCTGATAAGCCATATCAGCAATACCATCCCCAGTAATATCTTCTGCCAGTATAGTTAAATCAGGTGCTACAAATCCTTCTACGTTCAAATCAAAAATCATTTGACGTATTTTTTTAGTAGCTCTTTGGTTGAATAAAACAGCCCTACCAGAAGTCACTGGTATTACTGTACTAGAGCCGTACTTTGTTTCTTGAACAACCCTTACATTAGACGGAGTAACGGGTGCGCCATTCCCATGGAGCTTAAATTCACCACCTACAGTACCAATCAATAACACATCAGATGCTTTCATCCAGCGTATAACATTCACGTCATCTGTAGCTAATGTAAACTCTACTGATTCATCATCCAAGCCAGTACCTTGATTCATATTTAAAAAATCACCTGACTTGCTTGCCCAGATTGTTTGTGGGTTATTGTCTGTTCCACCCCAATATAATCTTTCCTCAAAAAATGTAACCGATCTAGGATATTCACCTGCGCCACCTACAAAATTAGAAGGAGCAGACGCAAATGATATAGTAGCTAGAGTCCATGATACATGGCTAGTTCTTGTTAGTTTACGTGGGGCATGAGAAGGATGAGCTATATACAGCGTATCAGCAGATTGAGCAAGATATAAGTCAGATACTTGTGCCGTTGTGTACGGAGTTACAACCTCTACTACATCACCACCAGTTTGTATTTGACCGTTATCTTTATAAAATCTTATATATAAGTTACCAAACTCTAGGATATAGGCTTGGGTAACACTAAATTCAAATCTAGCTAAACGTATTTTTGCGTCTTGGGTAGCAATCTTAACTGACACTTCATCGACAGTATGTGTAGCACCTAAAATATGTTTAAAGCCAATAAAAGTTGCTGTGCTAAGAGCAGTAAACTCTATAGTATGAGTAGCTACGGAGTAAGATGTTGAGGCTAATATATCGACAGCACCAGTAGTTGTTCCAATTTGAACGCTGACCGCACCTGTCCCAATAGTAAAACTCAGTACATATAACTTGCCAGCTACTGTAACTATTTCATCTTCTGCCCAACCATAATTACTAGCATCGACAGATACTATATTCATTAAATTCGTAGAGTGTGCTATCGAACTACCAGATCCTACAGTCTTATCTGTCCAACCTGTAATATTAGATGCGAATGTGCCATTAGCTACTAATTCAGAACCACTAGGGATTCCTTTGACTCCTGCTACATAGTGGAAACCACCTCTACGCACAACACCACCATGCGGTAAGCTGTAGGCATTTTTCTGTGTCTTCAGTCCGTTGTTGTATTTATTTATGTCAACTCTACCATGCAGACGTGGTGATAACTGACCTGCTGTAAAGTTAGTTTGTATCGGGAATACTTTAGCCATTTATCTCAATCGTAAGTCTGTGAGTGCGTCTGTTACAATCGTTTCTGGGGTTCCTTCCTGTGAATCAATTGTCCTAGCTTCTCTTACTATTGATTCAAACATTGCTCCCATCTGAGACATAACTGTATGTGATCGTGTAATAGGGTATGCAAGTTTCCATGCTATTCTAAAAACAATAGCTTGATGGAGTAGAGCATCAAACAATGTAGCGTCTTCTAATCGTTGAATATAGGTTATATCTACCGTTGATTCTTCCGTTAGAAGTTCTCTGCCTTGTATTGCGTGGTCTAATTTGATATCACCAGATACCGTTCTTACATCTAGTATACGTAAGCAATAGGGATCGGTGGGTAGGGTAAATTTAAAAGCCCAATCTATAATTGGTGCA